TGGTTCATGGCGTTAGGGATCTCTTTCACAACACCGTTGTAAAGCAAGAATCGGTCAACACCACACCAATAATAGATACCGTCGTACTCAATCACTGACTGACCAGACAGAATAGACGACTGAGAAGAGATCAAGTCATAGCGCCAGTACTGAGGAGGTGTACCAGCACCACCGATGTAGGACACGCGGATCAGTGAGTCAAGGCTCCAAAACAGCCCAGAAGGCGCGTTTGAGCCGCCTCGCACTGGTAGCCCTTGGACAATCTTTCCTGTGGCTACAGAGACCTCATTTGCGTCAGCAGAGACCCAATCTTGGACGTTACCTGCGCCAGAGTTCCTGATCAACCCATCGTTTCCATAAACAAACACGTATGGGTGAAGGGTAACCACGCCACCAGAGACTGATACGTTGTTGTCAAACGTGATCGTAGATGCACCAGAAGTCGTCGCGGCGTTAGAGATCACCACGTCTTGAATCTGACCCATGGTGAAGACCAAGCCAGTCGTTGTTCCCGCAGTAGTGGTAATTGCCGCACCACCAGAAGACGCTGACAATGTAAAGGTCGTTGAGTAATTTGTGGCAATGATAAAGTACGTCACGCCAGAAGTAATACCAGTAGCTGTGCCAGTCAAAGTTCCTGACACGGCTACCGTTTGACCAATGTACAAACCAGTGGTTGAGGTACAAGAACACTGACCAGCAGTACCAGTGACAGCTACGGCGTTCAACACTGGAACCCGTAAGTTAGAAGATACAACGGTCGTGCTAGAGGGAATACCTGTTCCTGTGATTGTCTGACCAGCGCCAATCAAAAGATCTTGGGTTGACAAGTACATGGTCGTGGTGGCGTTTAAGAACACAGAGCTTGTGAACACGCCAAGAGCCGCCATTGACGTGCCAGTGATGTCGCCACCCAAGACAGGAGTGTTGACGTTGTTGTCAATGAGGGTGAGGTTCTGCCCCGGGTGCGCGAGCAACAAGTTATCCCCAGACCCACTCACGTCATAGAACGTATCAAACTGCCACAAATTGTTTGCGCTTGCTGTGAAGTTTGACAGCGTCATGTCCGTAATACCAGAACCTGTTCCAGTACTGCTAATTGGAAGCAACTGCAAGCCACCAGAGTACCCACTGAACACGTTGTTAAAGTTCTGTTGAGGGTTGAGGTACATCCCGCGAGAGGGGCCTGCCAAGTCGTTCACGATCTCACGATACCCACCCATCTTACGTGGGCGCCCACGCTGGAAGCGAACCCAACGACCGTCGTTGTAGAACTCTTTATCGAAGACGGTTCCGTCGCGCTGGATCCCCGGCTTCGTGTCAAGGGCAAAAACCTTCTTGGTCATGTGAACGTGCCCCCAGCAATACCTGTGGAGAACGTGCCTGAACCTGTCACAGTGACTCCAGTCGCTGTTACACCAACACGCTTAGTGCCAAGTATGGACACGCCCAACTCACCAGCCGCGGGGCGGTACAGACCAGTGTTAGTTTCAGCGGCGAAATTGAGAGAAGGCGTACCAACAGTTCCATCAATCAAGCTAATTGCATTGGCACCAGCTTGCGTGGTGTTGGCGTTAAGGAAGTTGGTTCCGTCGCAGATGAGCGTGGCTTGTTGCCCCGGGGGGATCGTCGCCGTGAAACCAAACCCCGTCGTCACGGTAAACGTGAATCCGTTGTCAGTCGTTTGGTTTGAGATCACATACAAGTTCACCACAGCAGGGAACGTCACCACCACGTTGCTTGTCAGGTTACCAACGTACTCCTGAATGTTGTTTGCCGCCTCATTGTTTGTGAGCGTCACAGCCCCACCAGTCACGTTCTTTGTAAGTGCAGTAAACGCAAACTGTGAGCTTACACCATAACCAACTGTCACATAAGCTGTACCTGTACATACAATAAATGCTGACTCGGTTGGATTGAAGGTCTTAGAAGAGTTGCCGTCAATCAGCTCAGCACCAGTACAAGAAACGGTAAAAGATCCAGTCCCGTTGTTCTTAAACAGCGTAAACCAGTTGTTTCCAAGCGAAGCCGCGGCTGGAAGCGTAGCTGTACCAGATCCACTAGACCAGACACGAGTCTGAGCTCGATCAGTTGCGGCAAAGGTAGTACCTGTCGTGATCGCCGCGCTTGGGTGGCTTTGGTTTAGTGTTGCACCACTAGCAACTAATCCGTAGCCTGCAAGGGTAGCGGCATCAGCAGAAGAGGTTCCAGTGCCAAAAGCAATGTTCCCCCAAGTACCCTGAGCGGTAGCGTTGGTGGTGATGTAGATGTACTTGGACTCACCAGCGGCTACAGACACAATGGTGTTCGTACCGGCGTAGTCCTTGACCGTGAAGGTGTTTGCACCAATGTTGCGGATCAGCGCGTCATTACCAACCGAGGTCTGGTTGGCTGGAGGCATGTACAGGCTCAAGCTACCAGCGGTAGCGGTCACCTGCATGATGCGGGAGGCGTAGTCAGTGCTTGTTGTGCTGTTGGAAGGCCAGTTTAACTGCGTGTTAGCAGACAGCGTAACCGCACGGAAACTGACGTCCGTTGGCTGGATTACGTCACCAGTGAAAGGACTTACGTAGCTCATGAGTCTGCCGCAATCGCTTGACGATCAGCAATACGCAACTTGTCCTCAGCCATCAGCGTATCCATGATCAGTTTGTATTGACCCTGCCACATAGGAATGCGCTCGTCATTCTTGAGGAACGGCATAGCCTGAAGCAAGGAACCATAAAGCAACGCTTGAGGTGCGTAGATGGTAAACCAGTTAGTCTGATTGGAGCTGTCCAAAGGCTGAACACGCTCGTAGTACAAGACCTCAAAAGCATAGGCTACGTCAGGGGTAGGAGCTATGAGCCAGTTCGAGTAGTCGTAATCAGCGTAGTAGACAGGAGTGCCTGTGGCTGTGGGGGAAGGCCAGTACTCGCGCAAATACTCATACTTGCGAAGCAACACAGGCTGGCGCGATCCACCCACTGTGATGTTCATTGAGACGGTTTTGTGCCAACGAGCAGGTTTGGCAATCGTAGACGTTCCAACCACCATGTTGCTGGTGTTGACCGTCAGGTTACCTAAAAACTTGATCTGAGAGGCTATAACCTGCTCAGCAAGCATGATAAACAGGGGGATCTTGTCCAGCGTGGCGGTGTCAGTACGTTCCAGATAAGACTGGATGTTTTCGACCAAGCTGTCATAGGTCATAACACTTGCAGTCGCCATGCGTTCACCTCGTAGATTCGTTGAGACATTTTAGTATGCCTTTTAACTTGTGACAAGGTTACTTGCTTGCCACACCCTTAGTCTTCTCAAAAGAACGCATACCAGCGATTCCCAAGATTCCTGACAGGATGACCCAAAGCTGGTCAGCTTCGAGCACTGGAGGAGGATCCATACCCACAGGAACCCAGCCCATAGCCTGCAAGTACTTCCAAGCCCACTGAAACAGCGGATAAGCCAAGAACTGGTAGCCCATAGCCGCAACACCGATCCAGCCAATAGCAGGTCTCCAGCCGCTGACAAACACGCTAGAGGACGCCGCTTCGATCTTGTTGACCTCAATCTGAGCTAGGTCTGTAGCTTGGTCGATGCGCTTCTCTTCAAGATCGAGCTTTCGTTGCTCAATCTCCATCTCCATTTTTTCTTTGTCAGTGGTGATCAGGTCGCCTGCAACCTTACCCACGGCTTCAATGATTGATCCAACGGCAAGCAAGCTCATGCTAGACCTTTCAATGTGCGGTTAATCCAACCCTTGAGGAACTTGACCTGCACAGGGTTTTTGTTGCAAATTTCAACGTAACGGGCAATTTTAGCCAAGGCATAAGACTCTTTGAACCGCTGACCATCTGTGACTTGGTTAAGCTTTTCGATGGTTTTAGCGCCTATTCCGCCGTCAGGGGTAGCACCAACGATCAACTGAGCCAGCTTGATAGCCATGCTCATGCCAGCGTTTACCCCAAAATTGAAGATGGTGTTGGCTACCTCTTGGTTTGAGATCTCGTTCCCACGCATCTTGTCCCAGAACTCAACACGGTAGAACTCGCGCACCATAGGTGTGAGGGAGCCGCCAAATTCTTTCTTGTCTACTAGCGCCCAACCGTTCCACTGTGGGTTCTTGTTACGAGCGATGCCTGCGTAAGTCATACCACCTGTGTCGCCAGCGACTTCGTGGAGGACGTAGCCGCCCTCGTCTCTAATCATTTGCTCAAAAGCTGGTTCAAACTGTGCCATATTATTCTTCCGACATGTCTGTTGCCGCCAAGTTGATACGGGTCTTCAGAGCCACAATATCTTCTGGCTTTTCTTTAAAACCAATAGCTACGTACCCTGCAAACTTGCCCATATCAGGGGGAATGGAGCCTCTACACATAAACTTCACGCCTTGTTTTGCGCCCCACTCACCAACCTTGGATGATGGGTTGAAGTCCTCACACAGAACCTCGCCATTGAGCATGGCAACCATTGCACTGTTGCGGTCTGCTGATGCGTTAAACAAGGACGTTACCGTACCTTCCATCGCCTTTTCCCGTGAACCATCACCGTTCAGGGCTAGTACAGTAGTTCGGCTGTTTGTTGCCAAATTAGCCTTGTGAACTAGCACGACCAAGCCGTCCAAGTCTTTCATTAAGCTACGCGCAGGTGAGATCAAATTCTCTTGCTTTGCCAACTGTGGCATCTTGTCTTGACTTTGGATTGCATGAAGGATGACCTGACGACTGTCCCAAGCAAAGTAACCAGCAAACGCTAGGAAGCTCAACAGGATCACTGTGAACAGCTTAAAAGGGCTGTCAACCCACTTAATCAGGTCTGTGACGCGACCAATTGCATCGGTTGAGGGTTTGGGTGCAGGAGTCTCTACGACCGCTGGTTTGGGCTTTGGTGTTCGGCGCTTTACTGGAGCCACCTTGGCTGGAGCTTTAGCTGTAGTTTTCTTTGCTGTAACCATTATGCGTATCTATCAAAGTGTTTGGTGTTGTTGAATATTTCTAGCTCAATTGTGTTCTGTCTTGCTCGTTTGTTGTACAACTCAATCTCAAGCGCATCAACTGCTTTTTCTATCTTTTGGGCTTCTAAAGCCAACTTGTACTCGTACTCCAGCCGTTCCGCCCTACGCTCCGAAGCTATTGCTCGAACATCGTATGGAGTGGGGAACACAAACGGAAACCATTTGTGAAGCTGAATCATTTCTTTTCACGTTTAATCGCTTCTTCGTAACCACGCAAAATTAAAGCTCGGGCTTCTGCCGAATCTGCTGTACCCGCCCACATAGGCAGGTTGTTCCAGATCACTACATAGTCTTCTGGTTTGCAATACTGTGCATTGTTCTTTAACCATGCAACCATTTGTTGATGGCGCTCGGACGGGTTGTGGATTGTGTAACCTATGCCGTAGAACTCGCGGACGTGACAGCCATTCTTGGCTACGGCTCCAACTAGCCCCAACAGCAGTAACAGCAATAACCAACGCATTTACCATGTCCCAGCCCATGCAATGATGTAAGTGCAAAACGCCACAAAAAAAAGGATTGAGATGGCGGCTACAACAACTTCCACCCAATCCCACATGCTATATCCCCAAGATCTTTTTGACGAGCTCCCCCGCGACGCCGGGGCCGAACAGCACACACACCATCACCGCGTACAGCAAGTACTCAATCTTGGTCATGCGCTTGTCCCCATCACGCAAAGAGCGATCTATGCTGTTATAACGCTCCGAGCAGATGGCTTCATGCACAGCAAGCTTAGTCTCCACTGTTTCCATTTTCAACCTTTGGCTCTTCAGCCTTGGCGGCGTCTTGGATTGCTTGAATGAGTTGGAAGACCTCTTGGTATGGGCGTGTACCCAAGTAGCCAAGAAGTTGGTTAGCTAGTTCAATTGGTAATTGCAGTTTCATGTTTTTCCTTTAGGTTGGGCCGTAGTTAGGGAATGCCGCAGTTGGCGGTGTAAATGTTGCGGTGTATCTAGCATAGCCTTTGGTGATGCGTAGGTCATCTATGTAGCCTGTAAGTGGGTTATCACCAACAGGGTTTGCGCCAGAGCTAATATTTCCTGCTCCTGTGTATAAAGTTACAGCGGCTGTTGTTGTTGCTTCTAGCGTTCCATTAACAAAACAACGCCAAGTGCTACCACTACGAGAAATGGCAATATGAGTCCATGTGTTTAAAGGAACTGCTGTTGTTGACGAAAAAGGTTGCGCAACAGTAGAACCATCAGTTGTGTAGAAACAAGATAAAAAGTTACTACCAGTAAGTACCATTGAAAACTCAAGGTGTGCATCAGAAGTACGGCCTTTTTGAAAGATAGTTTGATTATTACCCGGACTAGCCGTTCTATAAACCCAAGCCTCAACAGTAAAATTACCAACACCAAAACTCATGTTTGGGTTACTTGAGCCAAGCAAATAATCTCCTGTCCCATCAAAGTCCAAAGACCCTGTTCCAAACTTAAACACACCTGTAGAAATCTCTGCATTGCCAACGGTTTGCAAATTGTTCATCATGGCATTGTCAAAGATGCCAGCATTTGTGGACAACGCCAATACTTTAGTATTTGTGATCGCTGTCAAAGGTGCTGTAGGCGGCGTGAATGCGGCGGTGTACACAGCCGTGCCATTGACAACCCTAAAGTTAGAAATATAGCCGTTAAAGGGGGCAAAACTTCCTAAGTAGGTAGTTCGTCCAATGTTTAATATTTGGCTTGTATCGTTGATAATTGAGCCACTGTTTGTAAATGTTCGATCAAGAACGCCATTCACATAATTTTTAAAAGTATTCCCACCAGTGCGAGTTACGGCTATATGCGTCCATGATTTTAATGGGATAAGAATAGTTCCACGATTAGCAAACGTATCGCACTCAAGCATGTTCCAACTGGTGCCATTTGAACTTGCCCACATGCAGGTTGCTTGACCCCATATTTCTAATCCAAATCCGTCATAGTGTGAATTGGTGTCGTTCCCGGGGGCGTAGACATACTTCCTCGAGCTATCGTCATCCAAATATACCCAGCACTCAATTGTGAAATCGTTTGTGCCTAGAGTAAATTGTGAACTACTAGGAAACGTAATTGCATCCGAATTAGCAGAGTTGAAATAAGAAGAGCCACCAATCACGCTTGTGGAATAAGCTGTAGAAGTGCCAAATGGGTTGAATCGTTGCACACTCACAGTACCCGTCTGGGTTATCGGAAAGTTGTTAGAACTACTGTCTTTGTAGCAATTGCTTTGGCAAGTCAAAATTGATGTGCCTGAGATTGCCGTTAATGGCGTCGTTGAAGGCGTAAAGGCGCTGGTATAAACCGCTGTGCCTTTGACAATCCTAAAATTACTAAGATACCCACCAAAGTTAAACCCACCACCTTGGTCTTGTGCAAGAACGCAAGTTGTGTTTGTAAAATTGGTTGTTTTTGTAACTGTTCCGCCGCTTTGACCATTGATCCAAAGCGTAACTGTAGAACCGCTTCTGACCAAAGCGTAATGGTTCCATGTTCCAGCAGTCACTGTAATGGATGATGAAATAGGCGCACCAGATGAATCTCTATACTGCACTTGTCCAGCCGCAGAATAGTTAACAAACATATTGATGCCAAGAGCCGTATTACTTGGGCGGTTCTCAAACATACACATAGCGCTTGATGTGTTGTTCAAAAAGAACCAAGACTCAACAGTGAAGTCACCAGAACCTAATGCAAATGCGGCATTATTTGCCGCACTCAATTTGTCTCCAGCAGACCCGCCAAAGTAATTTGACCAGTTAGAACCGAAAGGCCCAAAAGCCCCCTGCGTCGGAGTATTGACGCGAGTCATTGTCAGCGTGTTAGGGCCGCTATCCAAGAACGTGTTGTTCTGTGCTCCGTTAGTACCATCTCCATGCAAGAGCATAGTGACGTAGTTAAATTGCGCATCAGCGCTAGGGGCTACGTTACCAGCGGTAGGCCAAAGCCCCTGCTTCTGCCAATAAGCCTGCTGAGTAAGCGTCCAGATACCTGATGCCGTGCTGGTCTCGTACGGGCCACTGGGCGTAACTGGGGTCTTGGTGATAATACCACCTGAGTACTGTTCAGACATTTGTTACCTCAATCCAAGAAAGTGTTGGCTCATCCCAAGTGTAGCGTTTGTCATCAGTTGGTTGTGGCGTGGGAGCAATCCATAAACAAGTATGTTCATCCAAAGTCCAAGATGCGTACGGCTGTGGTGGGATAAAAGCATCACGTTCCGCGTCATACTTGAACCCAAGCCCTGCATAATTTTTTCTAATTGTTCCGTTGTAACTGGTTTGCTTCCAGTTAGGGTAACCGCGTGACCAATTGGTCAAATACGCAATACCTCTTGACTCATACTCTTTTCCATCGTCAGCAATCAAATAGCTGTTATGCACAACATTGACTTCTAACACAATGTTGTTTTCATCTAATTTAGCAAAGTGAGCCATGTTAAATTCTTCAGAATGTTATTGAGCCGTTACCAGTCCATTGGTACACGCGATAACCACCAGCCACTGTGACCGTCGGCGAACCTGTAGTAGATGCCGCGGCTGGATATGTATCGGCATAACGAATGATAACGATACCTGAGCCACCGTTGCCTGATGTGTATCCCGTGTTGTAGCCGGGGTTTCCTCCACCGCCACCACCAGTATTAGCCGTGCCACTCGTTGGCGCTACGTTGCTACCATAGGGGCTTGGGTCAGTACCACCGTTACCGCCACCACCGTTGCCACCAGAATTGATGGTAGAGCCTCCACAGCCACCACCACCACCGCCAGCGTAATAAGTTGACGAGCCACTAATTGAGCTTGCTAATCCAACACCACCAGAGCCACCATAATAGTTACCACCAGAACTACCATTAGAACCGACAGCTCCTGCACCGCCTCCACCCGCACCGTTGGCGTGTGAACTATAAGCAAAAGCGGTTCCTCCGTTGTTTCCTTGACCTGCTGTGCCAGCGCCGTAAGAACCACCACTACCATCACCACCACCGCCACCACCGCCTGAACCGCCAGATCTTCCAGCGGCTTCTGATGGGACGCCATTACCGCCTCCACCTCCGCCAGTGGAAGTGATTGAAGCAAATACTGAATCAGTACCATTGTTTCCAAGAGTTGAATTACCAGAAACACCAGCTCCGCCAGCGCCTACCGTGACAGTGTAAGAAGTGCCGCTAGTAACAGCAAGACCAGTTGCCGTGCGATAACCGCCTGCGCCTCCGCCTCCGCCGCCGTTTCTACTACCACCTGAGCCGCCACCAGCAACAACAAGGTACTCAACAGATGGGGTAACGGTACTGCCCCCCGCGCCGGGCCAGTTCCCGACGCCAGCCAACTGCATCTGCTGTGTTCTCGTCCATATACCTGTGTAATTAGGCATTGCTCACCTCAATCCATGACAGTGTTGGTTCATCCCAAACATGGCGCTTACCGTTTTGAGGGTAAGGTACTGGGGCGGAAAAATGGCAAATCTCTTCGTTAAACGTCCAAGACACAAGTGGAGATCCTTCCCAAGAAGATTTAACCTCATCTTGTTTGGCTTTTATTTCCTCAGCAGTCATTTGCTCACAAGAGAACACGTCAGTGTAGACACCATCAACCAACTGATAGGTTACGGTTTGGTTCTTCTCGTACACGCCTAGACGCGGAGGTTCAACACGAACAAACCTTGCAAACTCTGGTGGCAAGTTGTTGGTGTCAATGTCAGGAAAAGCTAAACGAAAATTTTCCCCATGAATTGGATGTTCATAAGGCTGTCCGTCAATAATACGAATGTACAGTTCCATTACAAATTACCTGTGTTTGTTGATGGGAATGAACGAGTTACACCTGTTAAAGACCAAATGATCCTGACAGCGCCTGATGGCGCATAAGGTCGAGTGACTGGGTCGTATGTAGATCCACCACCTCCGTAGTTACCGCCTACCATTGTTCTGGTAGAAGTAGAAGGGGTTCCGCCAGAGCCTGCCGTGCCGCAGTACCCCGGGAGCCCCCCAGCAGTACCTGCCGCGCCACCTACACCACTAGATCCAGCGCCAAGGATACCTACACCCCCTCCACCACCGCCACCGTAGTTTCCGTCACTACCTCCGCCACCACCACCACCACCGTTGCCATTAGCACCAGCGTAGTTTGCACCAGCTTGAACTTGTGCGCCATCACCACCGCCTGCGGTATATCCAGCCGCGCCACCACCTGCCGCGCCGCCATAATATTGGTAAGCAGGGCCACCAGCTCCACCAGAGGCTCCACCGTCGCCTGTGTAGGTTCCGCCTGCCCCACTGGAAGAATCACCTCCATTGTTGAAGAATCTACCGCGCTGACCACCACCGCCTTTGACCACGGCGGTACTTATGAAATAAGAGTCTCCGCCAGAAGTCGCTGTATCGCTTGGATTGGAAGATGGGCCTTGCCCACCAACGCCAACAACCACCGTGTAGGAATTCCCAGCGGTAACGCCGTAGCCATTCTTATATCCAAGTCCGCCGCCACCACCACCGCTATAGTTAGTACCACCACCACCGCCTACGCAGACGACAGACACTGATGCTGGACTGAGACCAGAAGGTGCAACCCATGTGTAAGTTCCTGCTGTGGTGTAAGCAACTTGCAAAGTAATCGTAACGGTTGGAGTTACTGAATTGCTTGACGCGCTAGAAGGACTTGTTCCGAATGCATTTGTGGCTGTCACGGTGAACGTGTACGCCGTTCCGTTTGTCAGACCACTTACGGTGATAGGCGAAGATGCGCCTGAGCCAGTAATTCCTGCGGGGGACGAGGTCACTATGTAGCCAGTAATAGCACCGCCACCTACGTTAGCTGGCGCAGTAAACGTCACAGATGCAGAAGCATCGCCAGCAGTGGCTGTACCAATCGTAGGCGCGTTTGGCGCTAGTAACTGACCATTGAGGGCTGTAAGAAAACCAGCTTGGTAACGCATGGACATGGCGTTACTCCTTATGGTTGATCAGTAATGTCTTCGTAGCTGATGCTAAAAGCGATGCCGTTTGCCGTTCCAGAAGTCACAGTAATTGATGTGCCTTCCATCAAGTAAATGGCTGTCGTCTTATCTACGGCAATCAAAGAAGCATCAGCAGGAACTGACACTGTAGAAACAACAGGAAACGCTGTACCGCCGCTAGGAGCAGATCCTTGCGTGGTTACCGTTGCATTGTTGTAGATCGAGACGGTAGCATCAACAGCCGAAGTTCCGTTGACGTTTGCGCACACAATCTGGTTGATCTTGAAGACCTTGCCAGAAGATGCCGCATTAGCCAAAAGCACAACAGCAGTCGTACCTGTTGGTGCAAAATAAGTGGTCGTGCCGTAAATTTTCGTTACAGCTACGATATTTGGATTTGCCATGTATAGCTCCTTAGAAACCGAAGATCATCGCCATTGCGATGGATTTGCCTGTTGAAATGCCTGACGGTGTAGACCATGTTGGTGCCGCACTTGCGCCGCCTGATGTTAGTACTTGACCACTTGAGCCGTAAGTTGCGCCACCAATGCCGAATTGTCCTGCTGTACCAACTTGGAATCGTATTAAACCATTGGTTATTAAGTTTGACGCATAACTATTCAACGTCCCAACAACAGCATCACCGCCTGTATTGCCTAAATAAAGTTGTTGCCCTGCGCTTGATGTGGTGCGAATACCATTGTTGCCTGTTACAGAAACATCAACTTTGTATGTAGGCGAACTTGTACCAATACCCAACCCTGTTGTATTGATTCGCATTTGTTCCGTTCCTGCAATACTAAAAATAGTAGTTGTTGAAGCGGGGTCAATTGTTAAATATCCTGATGTAGTCGCAAAAGTTGTATTTGAACCATCGAAAAACCAATATGCTTTTGAAGTTCCAGCAACATTCAAATTTATCAATGCGGCTGAAGAACCATTTGCAGATATAACTGTTCTACCTGACGATGTTTGTGTTGCGCTACCACCAACACCTAAATTAGTCCCATCAAAAGTAAGCGCAGAGCCAGTAGCCAATGCACTAGAACTAGATGCGTAAACCACACCGCCTGATGTGAATGATGTTAAGTTTGTACCGCCATTGGCAGTAGCCAATGTTCCTGCAAGCGTGATTGTTCCAGACGTGGTGATTGGGCCACCCGAAGTGGTTAAACCTGTTGAGCCACCTGATACGGCAACGCTAGAAACAGTACCAGTTGCGCCAGATGAAGATGCTAACAACGTAACAGTACCTGCGCTGTTCTTTGCATACAGCTTCATGTCAGCGATGTTAAGACCTAACTCACCATTTGCAAGGTTAGTATTAAGAGGAACAGCAGAAGCCGTCGTGCTGTAGTACAGCGATATTGGGGTGAAGCCTGTAGCCGCCATTTTCTTTTCCTTAGAAAGTTCCGCCAGAGATACCAGACCAAGTTGGTGTGCCTGTACCCGCTGATGTTAATACCTGTCCAGCCGTTCCTGCCGCTGTGAACGCAAATGCAGTACCTGTACCGTAAACCGCGCCACCAGCAGTCGGTGTATCCGTAGAGTTTGTACCACCGTTTGCAATTGGGAGCGTACCAGTCACACCAGTTGTCAGTGGTAAGCCTGTAGCGTTTGTCAGAGTAGCCGAAGATGGTGTGCCAAGTGCAGGAGTCACCAATGTTGGGCTGGTCGCAAAGACCAAGGCGCCTGTACCAGTTTCATCTGTTACTGCCGCCGCTAAATTAGCTGAGGACGGTGTCGCCAAGAAAGTTGCAACACCAGCACCCAGACCAGTAATAGAACCTACCGCTGGAGTCACCGTCGTGTTTCCAGCAAGAGTCAGTTGACCCTGCGCGTTGACTGTGAACGTACCAACCTGAGTTGCAGATCCATAGGCGCCAGCAGTTACAGCAGTGTTGGAGATGCTGAACTGCGTTCCTGTTAGCGTTAGACCAGTTCCAGCAGAATAGATCTGAGCGGCTGAAATCTGCGCAAAAGTAATTGCAGTCGTGCCAAAGGTAATTACGCCAACAGTGTTGCAGACGTAAGTCTCGCCAGCGCCTGTTGCTCCTGACGTAATAAAGAACGCATCTCCCTCACCCAAACCATTTGGACTCTTCAGTGCGTAGGTATCGGCATCAGACGCACGAGTCAGCACCCATGCAACAGCACCACTACCAACCGTCGTCACAACGTAGACGCCGTTCTCCGCTTGGTTGGTTTGGTTGTAAATCAAAATGCGGTCAGCAACTGAAGCAACCGTACCATCTGGAGTGAACGCAACCAAAGAACCTGCATTGGTCAGCGTAGCACCAACACCAGCCGCACCGTTGTTGTAAGTAGCAGTCAAGTTGCCTGATGGCACTTCATACTTGACTGGAGCGTGGAAGGTAATTCCAGAAGAAACCAAAGTGTCCACATATTGTTTGGTCGCCAAGTCAAGCGCCGCAACTGGGTTCTGAGTCACCGTTACGCTGGTCAATCCAGCAGGGGTAAGTGATGTACCACCAAGAGCAATGTTGGTTGTACCAAGCGTAATTTGACTGTTTGTCAAGCTTGCGTTGCCAATGTTTGACAGGGTATTGCTTGCGCCACTGATCGTCTTGTTTGTCAGAGTTTGAGTACCAGTCAACGTCGCAACTGTTGCATCAATTCCAATCGTCACAGCACCAG